AGGGAAATACTGCAAACGGCAACGTAACGATAAGCGTGGACGGTGGAGTTACATGGTCAACTGTAGGAAATTCAGATGGACCCTCTATTTTTAGTGCATGCATATCTGGTGACGGAACTACAGTCTACGTAGGAAAGAGCGGTACGAATGCACTGACAAAAATACCCATTCGTCCAGCCCTTGAGAACCCAATTTCAACTGTGGCCACCATCTCTAACTTAACCTCGTCGAACATTACTGCGTCGGGAGCGGGTTCAAACTTCACAGTAACGGGTAACGAATTGATCCTATACAATGGATCCTCGAATACTTCAAACTATGGCGCAGGGCACGATACGCTGACCCTCAGGTCAACTGCTGAGGCGTACGCTGGAGGAGTCGCGTCTCTTGCCTTTGCCAATTCTAACACTGGGTATCCCCTCGGACGCATCTATGCCGTAGATACAGGGACAGTGCCGACAGGATTCTCTTCTTCCCTCGTCTTCCAGTCCGCTGTCTCGAATCAGCTCGTACCAGCCATGACGATCACGGGTTCAAATGTGAGCACGAGCGGGACCATCTCTATTCAGCAGATTCAGAAAACGTTGAACACGATTGCCAATCCAGGCAGTGGAACGGTGGTTGCTAACTGGTCAACAGGCGATGTATGGTATGTTACGTCCTTGACTGCGAACTTTACCATTAACTTAACCACTCTGCCCACGACGCAAAACAAGAGCTACTTGGTGGACTTTATGCTGGTCCAAGGGGCAACACCCTACTACATCAGCGCGCTCCAGATTGCCGGAGCCGCGCAGACGATTAAGTGGTCAGGCGGATCGGCGCCGACACCGACGGCAAATCGTGTAGAGAGGGAAACATTTACATTGCTGTACACCGGATCTGCATGGACCGTGATGGGTCAACTCACCAGTTTCGGCTAAACGCTGACGTATGGTAACTAAGAAGAAATCATCTCCTCCATCATAATAATGCAGTTTGACTATCGTGGAACCATTGTGAACCAGAGCCAGCCCGTCAAGGTTCTGCGCAAGCTTACTAAGATCTTGACGATTGATTCCGTTGACCGTGATACGGGTCTGTTTTCTAGGGTCAATGGTGGCGCAACCTCATCGGATGCCGGCGATTATGTTGTGTACCTTCCCCGTGTGTACGAGAAGATCACGAAGATCTCTGTTCTGTCTGCGACGATTCAGGCACCCGTTGTCCTGTCCACGGCGGCCACAACCATCGGATTCCAGCCCACCGATACCTACATTCTGCTTGGATTGGAGGGACTGAACCGCAAGGACGAGACGGCCCCTGGTGCCGACCGATCTGGACACGTGGACTCGTGGTTTGCAAAGTTTACAAATGATATTGGCATGGCGGCGGGAGGTGTCACGCTTGCCGGAGCAGCCGGTAGCGGTGGAGGGTTGTCTAGCGGAACCGCTACAACGTACACGACCATCATTCCGCATGGGTTTACGGTTGGACAAACAGTGTGTGTCACGGGCACAACGAATACTCTTCACAATGTTGCGTTTGTACAGGTTTCGTCGGTTCCCACTGCATCCACATTTACGATCACCAATACGGTTGCAAACGGGCAAGCTTCGTCTGGAGGAACAGCATTCATCTCCGGTACGCTCAACTACAACAATAACCTCTACGACAACCAATCTGTCGAGTATTCTCCTCCCATCGCCCGTCTCCAGCGTATCCATGTGACTCTGCGCCGCCACTTGCCGCCTGCAAGTATTGGTACAACGACTCCTCTGGGAGCACCCATTGTATTCGGTGCCTCACAGAACAGTTTTACGTTTGAGATTGAGTATCTGGACAATGGATTTGATGACTTCTCCTCCATGTCAACCCGCTTGGGATCTAACGACCGCGCGTAAGCAAAGCTTAGCGGCCACGCATAGACTTCCCCAGCGTCACAAAGGTATCAAAGGTAAACAGGAAAAACACACCCGTAGCAATGTACAGGAGCATATCCTGTGTTGTGTTGGGTGCATAGCCTGTGCGATTCTGCTCAATCAGGCGAAGAATACGGTCCAGCTTGGACTCATCGCCACCACCGCCGTTCATGCCGAAGTGCTCACGGACACTGTTACGGAAGCCCTCTACAGACGGATTGCTGAATGTCGGCAGTCGGGGGTCCGAGGGTGCAGCGGGTAGGGGCTTGGGGGTTGCGTTAAAGGAGACGGTCTCCGGATTGGTATCCAGGGGAAGGGAAGGCGCGACGGACTTTACCAGCTCGGCATGCTTTTCCGACTGATCGGGCCTCCCCCCTGTGAACGTCTCCTTCTTCTCGGTGGTCTCGGCTGTCACTTTTGCCCTTGAACCAAAGGGGCTGCCAAAGGCATCTTCAAGACTTGAGTAGTTCATACTCCACTTGTTCAAAGAAACACAGAAAAATATGGGAGAACTATAAATGCTGTCCTCTTCCAATGAATTCTTTGTGATCGGCGCATTGATTGCACACCTTGCGTTTATGCCTGCTCTTCAGATTGTTCGCGACCTGCTGGCTACGTCGGTCGGAAAGGTGGCGGCGCTCGCCGGCATTGTCTATGTCCACAAGTATCTCAGCTGCACGGTTGCTCTCCTGCTTACCCTTGTCTATCTCCGTGCTGGAAGCTGGGAGGGCTTCACGACGCCGACGGCCACTGTTGCGCCCACGGTGACGTGCCCGAGTGGATATGCGCTGGATGCCCTTAGCAACTCGTGCAAGGCGGTGTCGGCAATGTCTGGAAGCATTCCCCCTTCGTCCAGTGGGTCGCTGCCGGGAGCGGACGTAACAACACCCCCTCCGATGCCCGGTGTGAGCAGCGCGCCGATGACGACACCGACACCCACCATGCCGCCTGTTGGCGATATGCCTGCAATGGGCGGTGTTCAGCCGTCCGGCGGGTCTTCCTCCACGATGTCTCCCGTCTAAAATCTTAAGTCAGTGTAATGAAGATACCGAAGATTCTGAATGCGATCAACACCAACAAGTTTTTTATTGGCGTGATGATGATCTTGCTCAACATTGGATCTCGCCACTTGGTCGATGAATTCAGCGGAGACGAAGCGGAATACAAGCGCAACATTCTGCTTCGGCGTATTGCCATTTTTGCCGTGTGCTTCATTGCCACTCGCGATATCATCCACTCTACCCTGCTGACGGCCGGATACATTATCATTGCCTCGGGAGTGTCTCGTCGCAGCGCAGAAGGCATGGCAAATCCCAGCAAGAAGGTGGATCCGGGTGTGTCCAAAGCCGACCAGCCTGCCTACGACAAGTCTGCGCCCTTGCTGTTCTAGATGATGTTCAATAGATCAGCCTCCTGAGTATCCGCTGAGGTAGGGATCGTTGCCTTCGTCTTCGTCTTTGCCTTGACGACAGGCTTGGCAGGGGCCGTCTTAAGGCGCTCAATCTCCTTCTTCATATCAGACGCCTCCTTCTGCATCTTCTCAAACGCAGAAACCGTAATGTTCGTATCGGGCACCAGATTTTCATACTCAAAGCAATATATCTCATTTATGAGTGAGGTAAAGGTTCCGATCGGAAACTTACACCATTCATTTCTTGTAGGATAAAGTATCCTTTCAGTGTTCGTTTCTTTATCGAGCTGCATTTGTACATTTGCTAAATGCGGTCCAGAAACGAAATGAAAATGTCCGCGTCCTGCGTCTTCAAATAACATCATATCTTTCTTAGCACGAAGAACCACTTTCTTTCCGGCTGGATCCGTTCCGGTTGCAATGAACATTACTAGAGTACGGGCGAGTATCTGAAAATGGATCTAATTTAGTACTACCGCAAAAACCTTACCATGGATCTCCACGCACTCTTTCTAACACCACGCCCCGATGGGCAAAGTCTCTTTGACCTCTTCCTTGCGGAGTGTCAAAAGTGGTACACTCAACCTGCCCATACCTTCACTGAACTACGAGTACGAGACAACAAGAAAGTCCGTGGCGATGTCTTTGAAGAGTTCTGCGTCAAGTATCTCAAGCATGTTCGCAAGATGGACACTGTATGGCTCTTGAAAGACGTGCCGGACGAACTGCTGACCACGCTAAGCCTCAAACGCCCGGATGTCGGAATCGACATCGTGGCCGAAAAGGGTGGAAAGTACTATGCAGTCCAATGCAAGTACAAGACACACGTATCGCACAAGAAGAACGTCGTCACGTGGAAGCAACTGTCTACGTTTTATGCGCTGGTGTTGCGCACTGGACCTTGGGCACAGTATATCGTCATGACAAACTGTGACTATTGTCGGCATATGGGGAGAAAGACCCCGAAGGATGTATCGATCTGTTTACGGACCTTTCAAAAGATCACGCAAGAAGAGTGGGTTCAGATGTGCGAGCTACGAGGAGAGGCAGTTGGACCGGCAGTTACGCTCACACCTGAACAATTACGAGCGGCGCGTCTTGCGAGATTTGCGGGTGCGCCGTGATGTGCGGTGACGCCCACCAATGTCCGCTGGAGGGCGTAGTCGGGCCAAAATTGGCAACGGTGGAGGGCCAAAGGCAAGTCTAAGGCTCCTCACTATCTCCATCACCCGCGGAGCGAATGGCTCACCACGATTCCGTAACCTTACCGCATTGGTAAGCCGACTTGTTTCAACCGCATCAAATACATCTCGATGGTGTGACAGTACAGCAACCAGGTAATCCAAGACATTACCTGCACCGTTCGGGTTGGCCATGAGATTCCGATTGAGCTCGTCTAATTTTTCACGAGTAGGTCTGGGCGGAGGGGGCTGCGCACCACCACGAATGTCAGGATTCACTCTAAACTCAATCATTATAGCCCGTACGTTTCCCATAAATGGTTGATGTTTCTGCCGCAGCTTTATTGCCTCTACAAGGTCGCGATTCGCCTGTTTATTAAATGTCTTTGGATGGTATCGCTTGAGAAGAATCAGGTACTCTAATACCTCGGATTCACTTCCATCTTGTGCATCAAGAGTCTCGCTTATCTCGTCTATTTTTGCACGGTCAATGTTGGGAAAGGGCGGCGGCGCTCCACCACGGCGGGTGCGACGACGACCTGCGTATTTGTTGAGTTTTGTGTTAAGCTTAACAAGTGCGGCCTGTGCCTTTTTTAGCGCCTTTTCCAAAACCACAATCACTTCCGCTTGATTATTGAGAGGCGGGGGACTTCCGACTGAACCTTGCGAATCGCCTTTTGGTCCCGGCGCCGCTGCCGCTTCTTCTGCCTCTTTTATTTTGGTATTGAGTTTGGCGATACTGTCTTCAACTTTCCCTATTTGTAGTAGAATACCTTCAATTTTCTTTGTTTTTGCTAAGAACTCCGCCTTGGCCTTTTCGTCCTCTGCCATCTTACTTAGACCATGTATTTTTTTAGCGTTGCTCCGCGACGACGACGGCGACGCGTGCCACCCTTCTTCTCCTTGGCCTTGATCTTCTCAATCTGGGCTTTCTTCTTCTCAATCTGCTCGTCGGCGTCGCTGTGGGTGAATGGCTTGTACGGCTTTTTTCCATCACGCCACTTGCCGTACTGCTTGTAGTGCTCCCAGTCAGCTATCTCGTCCTCCAGAGTTGATATCTTCTTCGGCATTTACTTCCTACGCAAGGTTTTTCCGCGCGAGCGACGGCGACGGCGAGTTCCCGCGCGGTGCTTCCGTTTATGATGTTTGAGAACGCTGCGACCGATTACTCCTGCCGCATCCTCTTCTACCTTCGACTGCAGAGCCGCCTCCGCCTTGCGCGCCAGTTCTGCCCGCACCTTCTCTCTCTCCTCTTTCTGCTCTGCCGTAAGAGCTGCCTCCGCCTCCTCCGCCCGCTTCTTCAGCGCATCACGAGATGCCTTTGAAAAGTGTATGACAGATCCGCGCATTTACCTTACTCATAGATTTAAACACGGCGACGGGCCGTAAGGGCCCTTGTGGACCGTGTCTTACGTCCGCGACGGGTTCCCTTGCGCGTCTTGCGGCCACGACGGCCACCCAAATCGTTTCCGTGCTTCCTGAGCCAAGATGCTAGGATCTTCTCCTGAACGTCCGGCTTCGCTGCCGCATACTTTGCCTTGGTTTTCTCTTTCGCCTTCTCGTTGAACGCCTTCATGGGAGCTTCGGCCTTCCGCTCAAGGATCTCCTTGACATTGGGGTGAAGGCTGCTAGCTTCGCCAACTTCGAGTTCCAACATCTTATCCTCGGAGTAGATCTCCGACCAGTGGCGCCACAGCTCAGGCGCCTCGGGGACATCGTAACCTCTCTTGAGAACCACGAGCTTGCCATCGGGACCCCTCTTGTGACGACCATTCTCACCATACTCAAGCGCATACCCCTCCAGCTCGCGCTCCCACGTCTCGTCGCCCAAGGCCGCCTCGTCTACCTCCTTCTGCCGAGCAAGGACCTTGGCCGCTTCTGCGGCGGACATTGCTTCGGCTTGAGCTTCGGTATACTTCCAAAGTTCCGTGGGCATTTATCTTACTTGCAGATTTAAAGTTTGATGACAACGGAGTTCTTGCCCGTGGATCCCGCATTCTTCTTGGGATTGGACCCACGAAGCGCCGATGCCGGCGTTGCGGGAGGAGGACCATTTCCAGGGGGCACAATGACCGACTGCTTGATGTTCTTCAGGAGCTCATCAATGTTCGGCGGGCTACGCATTTCCGGAGCCGGCGCAGGTGCCGGAGCCGGGGGCGGCGCAGGAGCAGAGACCTTCACCTTGGCACCACCACCGATCTTCACCTGCTTATCACCCATCGGCTGCTTTGGAATCATAGACGGCGGCGGCGCAGGCGGCATACCGGAACTCATGAAACTCATGAGCCCAGCCAGAGGATTTGTGGCCTGAGGAGGCGGGGGAACATTGGCAGTTGTGCGCATCTGCTGGGTTTGGTTCTGCATGGCAGCCGCCGCCAGCGATCGGGCAATGTCGGGGTTCTGACGCATGATGTCGTCAATGTTCGGGATCGGGGCCTTGCGGGTCATTTGGTTCGTCAGGTGAACCATGTAGACCATCATGCATGCGCGCATCGGGATCTTGACCAGCGGGTGCATCTTAAGATTGTCGCCATACTGATCGTAGAGCTCCTCAAAATCATCCTCCAGATCCACCACGTTCATCTGCGCAGATTCAGAGAGACCGTCCAGCTGAAGTCCAAACGCCTTGAGCAGCGTCACATGCTTAGAGCCATACTCCAGACCGCTCATGGCCGTCACAAACCACTCCGAGAACTGCTTGATCGTGGCATCCATGGACTTTTCACGCTTGATGAACTCCAGCTCCAGCTTCATCTCCTCAAGCGGAGACTCCATTGTGAACCGCTTGCGCATCGGCACGCCCATCTTGGACAGACGCTCAAACTTCCGGAGCACCTCATACTTCTCCTTCATCAGCGCTTCGTCCGACACCTTGCGAGGGGCAACCTGGGGCGCATACGGCTCGGCGTTGAAGTTCATTGTACCCCCCATGCTGATAGGGCCTGTCTCCTCCGCGGACGGCACAAGTTTCGGGCCCGGCACGGCGGCAGGCACTTCATCAAACGTAAGCGTAGGAAGATCCACCGTCTCCAAATTAGCGATTCCTGCGGACTGCGGATTTACGAGTAGGTCTACGTCCATTCTTACTTCTTGACTTGGGCTTCCTTCTGAAAGTTAGAACGCGACGGCGGCGGCCTCCCCATCTTCCCTTTCTCTTAGCTTCATTGGCGGCTCTCAGCCTCGTGTTGGCGTCATCGAGTGCTGCCTTTGTTTCTTTGTATCCTTTCATGCCAACTTGGAGACCACTATGCTCTCCCCTCAGTCTTCCTACCTCTTCATTGAGTGCTGCAAGCTCTTCAAGAGTTGGAAGCGGACGTGCAGCCGGAGCAGCCGGAGCCGGAGGTGGAGCAGCCGGAGCCGGAGGTGGAGCAGCCGGAGCCGGAGGTGGAGCCGCCGCCGCAGGTGGAGCAGCCGGAGCCGGATCGGGCTCAGCACGTGGAGTGGAGAGGGTGCTATCTCTTGGGGCGTGGGGAACCTTCACAACTTCTCCCCTCGCACGTCTCGCGGCTCGGCCCTTGCGGTGCTCTAGGTGGGCGGCTGCAATTCTAGCTTCGCGGACCTCATCTAGGGGCGGCCCCCCACTCGCAGCGGCAGCCCGTCTGGTCGCTGCGTGTGCTGCATGAGCGTCTGCAAGCCGATTTTCTTGTTCTTCTATGCTCAAATCAGCTGGTGCGCGTACGGCAAGTCCCGGCGCCGCTGCTGGTGCCGCTGCCGCCTCTGCATCGGCCTTCGCCTTGGCCTCCGCCTCTGCCTTAGCTTTTGCTGCTGCTGCTGCATCCGCCTCCGCCTTAGCTTTTGCTGCTGCTGCTGCCGCATCCGCCTCCGCCTTAGCTTTTGCTGCTGCTGCTGCATCCGCCTCCGCCTTAGCTTTTGCTGCTGCTGCTGCCGCATCCGCCTCCGCCTTAGCTTTTGCTGCTGCTGCCTCCGCCTCCGCCTTAGCTTTTGCTGCTGCTGCCGCATCCGCCTCTGCCTTAGCTTTTGCTGCTGCTGCTGCCTCCGCCTCTGCCTTAGCTTTTGCTGCTGCTGCCGCATCCGCCTCTGCCTTAGCTTTTGCTGCTGCTGCTGCCTCCGCCTCTGCCTTAGCTTTTGCTGCTGCTGCTGCCTCCGCCTCTGCCTTAGCTTTTGCTGCTGCTGCTGCATCCGCCTCTGCCTTAGCTTTTGCTGCTGCTGCCGCCTCCGCCGCCGCTGCTGCCGCTGCAGCCTGTGCGGGTCCCCCTCCTGCCCCTGCCGCTGCTGCTGCTGCTGCCGCTGCCGCCGCATCTGCCTCTGCCTTAGCTTTTGCTGCTGCCGCCTCCGCCGCCTCCGCTTTAGCTTTTGCTGCTGCTGCTGCCTCCGCCTCTGCTTTAGCTTTTGCTGCTGCTGCTGCCGCATCCGCCTCTGCCTTAGCTTTTGCTGCTGCTGCTGCCGCATCCGCCTCTGCCTTAGCTTTTGCTGCTGCTGCTGCCGCATCCGCCTCTGCCTTAGCTTTTGTTGCTGCCACGACCTCCGCTTGTGCGATCCGCGCCGCCAAGTAGTCTTTGAACTCCCCGTACCCATTCGGAGGTGTAGCGAAGTGAGTGTCACGATAAACCTTCCACGTGCTCAAACCGTTCTTCTTGCAAAGTGCTAGGGTCGGATCTGCTGTAAATAGCTTCTTTACATTAGCTAGATCTTTCGACGTGCCGCGCTCAATCGCTCTAAAGACTTCTTCACAAACTGCTGTGCTAAACACAGGTTTCGGTCCGAGTGGCGGAGGTTGCGGCGGTTCACCTCCCAGTTCAGCTGGCTTGTTCTTAGCTTTCACTGCCTCTAGGTGTGCCTGTGCTGCATCCACTGCCGCTGCCGCTGTATTTTCATCCTCTGGCCTTGCGGCAATACCGGCTGCGATGAAGGCAACGACTGCAGCGGTGCTGCCAAGAGCAAGTCCAGCTTCCATTGTATTTCGCGCACATTTAAGTCTTTGTGTGTTCTAACACCCAAAGTCCTTGTAGAAAGGAATCGGCCAAATCGTCCTTCTTAGGGTGCTTGGCGAAGTGTTCTTGGTTTGCAGCAGGGACGAGGGCGTAGGCGTGCGTTATACCTGTCTTCTTGCGACCCTTATACGATGCAGTTGAATCCTCCACAGTCACAATGTTAGAGAGCTTGTGGGTTGCCGATACGCCTGAACACTGAAACCCGCGGCACGAAAAATACATCTGAATCATCGCCTGGACTCCGAACATTCTGCGGTCCATCTGATTCTCCAAGGCAACAACCGTGGCGCCCTTCCACGATGCAGCGCGAGCATCCAAACTCTTGATGATAGCCGGCGCCAAATCCAGTACAGATCCCTGAATAGCCGACGACACACACTTCTTCCATGTATTCTGCTTGCGGTGGTTGTAGAGCAGCCCTACAAGGTCCGACTTTTTGGTGGCATCCGTGGTCAGGCCCTCTGCCGTAATCTGAGTGTGAAGCTCATTTGGAGTGAGCTTGTTGATTTCGGCCTTTGTGACCTTTGTCTTCTTGCGCGGCGTATGCTTCGCACATGCGAATTGTCCATTGCTTGCATGCTCATACCGAGCAGCGGATGTGCACTTATGACATCTAGGAGCACCGACACCGGCCTGTTCTCCTAGTACGTCAATGATGTTCCAATCTACGATGCGTACATCGCTGCGGTCTGTGCCTTCCAGAACGCAATATGCAAGATTTCTCAGGCCCGGATCGAAACTAATGATCTTCATTATTCTAAGTAATGTTTTCATCTCGTAAGCTTTTGGCTTCTTCAAATGTCTTCTTATAACCTATAGTTTTACCGTTTACCCTGACTTGGTAGAATCCTCGGCTCAATAGCGAAATGCCATATGTCTCTCGCTGATTTCTTGGAGTATAATCAATCTCACCTGCTAATACGCCATCACGTAGAGTTTTGGCTTCTTCTAACGTTTTGCGAGACCCAAAATACTTCTCATGACCTCCATTCATAGTTAGCCTCACAACATACGTACTGTTCTTTTTGGACCAGCTTATTCCGTTCATTTCTTCTGTGAAGTTCTTGCTATTGCGAACATTCTCAGATGCAGTGACCCATCTCAAATTTTCAAGGCGATCATCATCTCGAATACGATTGATGTGATCTACTTGTGGTTTGCCGTCAACGTTTGGGCTAAATGAATTCAGTACGAGCCTGTAGACCTTGCAGCAGTGGCGTTTACTATCCTTGTAAAGATTAACTTGGCGATATCCGTCGGTGTCGTTTCCAGGCTTAAGCACTCTACCACCCCTGCGAACGTTTCCAAAGTTAGACACTTCATACCGTTCAAACAACTCAATTGGACGCCACTCTTCTCCCATGTATCAGTATGCTATATTACGGTGAAAATCTGTTTGTACCTCCGCCTTCAGTTTACTCAAATTCGGTGTAAATGTCCCCCTGTCTCCTCCGGTAGAAACCGCCTGCTCCGTCCCCAGCTGAGAAGAGAGCAGTTTCGTTTGTGTGCACCGTAGCTCGCAGCCAAGTCTTTTTTTTCAAATCATTTTCAATCAAAGGATATTGATGCAACTTGAGACTCAACCTAGACATTGCCGTCCGCAACCTGTCTTTCTGTTCATTGCGCGGAATCCGTCTCATTTCTGCGGGCCGTGAGAAGAATTCAATTCTTCGCTCAAGCCACGCGCGGACCAGCAAAGAATGCTGGCAGACGATAATGTTGTGTCCAGATGTAAATGTATTCATAATTTCAATGTGCGCATCCACTTTCTCTGTCAGTGTCCGAAAGGGGTCGCGCATGAGCTTTCTGAGTTTTTCGGTAAATGCACTTGTGCTCGCCGCGAGTTGATTTGCGGCAATGGCTGACTTGGGAATCTTGTTGGGTGATGTGCGGTCGGCTGGCGGCGTGATCATATTGAGGTGAATCCGGTCTTCCCAGCCGAGGAATGGGATGATGAAGCAGCGAAGGACGTCAACGGGCAGAGTGTCAAGGTACGTGGGCGCACCCACGGTTGCGTGGTAGATGAAAGATCGGAGTGCCATTGTGTCGGGGAGTCTGATTTTCTTGATCCAACTCAATCCATTTTACATCTACGCCGTAGCCTTAAGCAGAGAGATCAGGACGTTCTTTGCATCGGCCTTGCCATACGGAATACCGCGGGTCGTCAGAAGCTCCTGCAGCTCCTTCTTGGACTTGTCCTGAAGGCCATCCGTGTCAAGCGGCGGCGGCGCACCCGTGATGACCTCTGCCTCCTTCTCAACCGACAGGCGATCATCGTCATCCTCCTCATCCGACGTGGGGATCTCGGCCTGCTGAACGGTTTCTTGAGGCGGCTCAACAGTCGCCAGCTCAATCTTCGGCTTGGCGACGGTTGCCATCAGCGACTGGTTCAGATCGCCAATGACCAGTGCCACGGCGTTCATGTTCTGGAAGAGGCGCGTCTGCTGCCAGTAGATCCAGCCTACCATGCCCGCAAGAACGAGAACCATAGACGCAAGAAGGGCAATTGACGCGTGAAGAAACTCCATTTATACCGAGGGCGGGGAAAGGTTGTGGCGCCTTAAACGAGGTCTTCCTCTACATAGCCCGAGATACGACGAGGGCGGGTCTGTGGGCAAATCCAAGCGCCGATGGTAACGAAAATCACACACGAAGCAACAATCCCAAATGTAGTGAGGGCAATAACTCCGTCTTCGTCCATTGTCATTCTTTCCCCGCTAAAGGTAAATGGGTCGTCGTCGTTTCAAGATGTTTGGCGGGGTCGTAGACGCACTCGGGAATACGATTGCAGATGCGCTTCCCCCGATGCCACCCGCGGCCGCTCCCGTTGTATCCAGTCCTTGGACGTTCAGTCTCTACGTTGCCTATTTCCTTGGCGGACTTCTCATCTTCTTTATCGTGTTTATCATCATTATCACGTTGGTTGGCAAGAGAGACCCCCCGCCGCCCGAGGACTTCACCAACTCGGCGTCTGGGAAATAACCTTGCGTTCTCAATAAATGCCTGCTAAGAAAGGTGGTGGTTTTCTTGAGACAATGGTTGCGTCGGGTGTCGGTGCCTACGCTGCGAAGAACTCTTCGTCACTGAAGGGACTGCTGTGGACGCTGGCCAAGTATGTTCTTGTGATTGTGGTTGTGTCGTTTATCATTATGTTTGTTCTCCGTATGATGTCCACCGAGAACTTCGTGCCGGTCACGCCGTCCAAGGAGGGCACCGACAAGACGACGACGCCCGCTGGCAATGTCATTCTTCATTGATAGCAGTTCTTGTACGGACGGCAACTGGCCTTCTGCGTGAACCCCATACGTCTACACGGCGTATTCTTGCAGTATTTCTTAGACATCAACCGCTTCTTCTTGAATGTCTTTCTCCGACCCCCTGCACTCTGGGGGCTCAGTGCACGTAGTAAGGACTTTTCAATGCATGAAAAGAGCCCAGTTTCTTTGTCCAGCGCACTATGTCCCCACCTAGAATCAAAAATAAGGATAAGTACCCAACTGTTAAGATCTATATCAATGTATCCCACGGGTGGACCCGTATAGTAAGACTCTGTACTTCCACGGTACCCTGCGTTCAGAACGAACTCAACGATCTCATCCCGAACGATGTCTTCACTATAGCGGGCAGCTTTCGTATAGACCTCTCCATTGTCAAGTGACAGCGCAATATCCGTATCCACGTTTGGATAGACGACAAATTCTAGGGCTTCACTACATTCATTCATGTAGTGTACGAATGAATTCATGAGCTGACGTGGTATGAAGCCTTCGCAGTATGCTCGTTGGCTTTTATTGTCCCCCAACTGCGAATCAAGCGTGAAAAACCCAAGATCGTTTATACGTTGCAACAAAGGAAGCGCAGACGTGTCAATCGAATCTACATTCTTTGTGGTTTTTGTAAATTTCACGAATCCCTTGGTCCGCACATGGTTTCTCTCCCATTGTTCCTTGAATTCTGGAAACTTCTTCAGAAATAGCGCCTTGCTTGCGCCAGCCCCCATACTGGACCTTCTAATTATATATCACTATGTATAAAATGAAGATGCCCGCAATGCCTAAGGTGCCTACGTGGGGATGGGTTCTGATCGCGCTCGTTGTGGTCTATTACGTGTTCATGCGGGAGGGCGTTGATAGCACGCTGAAGGACCAGCCCAAGGTGACGAAGCCCAAGCCGACTACGGCTTAGAAGTCCTCGTCTAAGCGAAGAGGAGCATTGGACGATACACGAGAATACTCGGACACCTTCTTCTCAAAGAAGTTGGTCTTGCCCTCCAAACTGATCAAATCCATAAAATCAAACGGATTATGTGCACCAAAGATCTTCGGCGTGCCCAACTGGACCGCCAACCGATCCGCCACAAACTCAATGTACTGCGACATCATCTTCGCATTCATGCCAATCAGCGAGCACGGCAGAGCATCGCAGATGAACTCCTTCTCCAGCTCCACCGCCTGCTTGATGATTTCGTGAACCGTGTCCTCAAAGATCTTGCTCTTCAGAGTGTGGAACAGGGCCACGGCAAACTGCGTGTGCAGACCCTCGTCACGAGAGATGAGCTCGTTGGAAAACGTCAGCCCTGGGAGCAGGCCGCGCTTCTTCAGCCAAAAGATAGAGCAGAAGGCACCCGAGAAGAAGATACCCTCCACGCAAGCAAAGCCCACTAACCGCGTTGCAAACGACTTGTCCGACCCCATCCAGTTCAGCGCCCACTCGGCCTTCTTGCCAATACACGGGACAGTTGCAATGGCATTGAACAGCTTGGCCTTTTCCTCCTCGTCCTTGATGTAGGTATCAATGAGAAGAGAATAGGTCTCCGAGTGAATGCCCTCCATTGCGTTCTGAAAGGAGTAGAACAGCTTCACCACCTGTGAGTCCACTTCACCCTGAAATCGGGTCACCAAGTTCTCCATGACAATTCCGTCGGATCCAGCAAAGAACGCCAACACGCGCCCGATGAAATGCTTCTCATTTTCGGTCAGCTTGGCCCAGTCGGATAGGTCCTTGGAAAAGTCAATCTCGTCCGGCGTCCAAAAAACGGCGACGCTCTGCTTGTACATCTTGTAGAGGTGGTGCTCGGACGGCTTGATAGGAAACAGAGTGAAGGACATGCTGTATATATAGCGGAGAATAGACTTAAACCTTTGTCTCCCGTTACTACAATGAGTAGTACGTCTAACGTTCAGAATCTTCTGACAAACGTGTTTCGCCCCACGTTTGTCTACAACACCACTACGAGCAACTACCAAACAAAACTAGAACTTGTCAACATTGACACCCTCTCAGCCAATGCGATCACCGTGTACTCGGCCAACGTAGGAGATGCAGCTAGCAATGTCTATGTTGGCGTGGGCGCGGGAAATACGTATTCTTTCTTAGCAAGCTCAAGCAATACAACGGACACCTTCTTAGGAGCCGGCGCAGGTGGATTGACATCCAACGTGAAAAACAGTGTGTTCCTTGGCTACCGCGCTGGATACGGAGTTAGCAATAGTTCAAACAGCATTTCCATTGGCGCAAACACTCTCAATGGCGGAAACTCCAATATTTATATCGGATCTTCCACGGGCATTGCCACGGGCAGCAACAACATTTTCATCGGACCGGGTATTTCCAATGGAGGCGCGTCTGTCTCCAATACCCTTCTCATTGGGATCGGATCCAACACATTGCTCAGAGGAGATCTTGCGTCCAATCGGGTTGGCATAAATACAACCGCACTGACAGCTCCCTCAAGTTACATTACGCTTGACGTCAATGGATACACACGCATTGGCGGATCCACAAACAACGGAAACCTTGGCATTAACACTCTTCCGGGCACCTATACGCTGGACGTCAATGGAGACATGCGCGTATCCGATGGCTGGGCATCGTTGATCATGACCCACGACTCCAATAGCAATGCGAGCTTAGCCTTCACCAACGTGCGCTCGGCCAATTGCAACGCAACCATTCAGGGTACAGGCGGGTTTTTCTCCTCTCAGGGGACAGTGTCGGGATCGATAGGTCAGCAAACGATTCGATCAAACGTTTTGCCCGGATATTTCATGTTTTCTGCAGAAAGTCCGGATGGAACCGTGTATCACAACGGTCTTTTTTACAGACGCCGCGCTGTATACTCTGCCGTGTCTCAATCCTCAAACGCAACGATACTCGGTATGAATGTGTCAGCTGGTCTTTTCTTGCTTTCAAATGCATCAAATCTCAACTGGAGCACAACCTTCTTTCCAACCGTGTCTATTCCGCCAACTCTGACACTCGGACCGGGTGTCGTCACCACACTCGCGGGCAGCGGCAGTGCCGCCTTTGCCAACGGCACGGGCGCGGCCGCGAGCTTCTTAGGCCCGCGAGGAATCGCCGTGATCCCCTCGAGCGGCAACATTGTCGTGGCTGACACGAGCAACGAACGCATCCGCCTTGTTACACCGGCGGGTGTAGTGACAACGCTTGCAGGCAGTGGCAGCCCTGCATACGCTGACGGCACTGGCGCGACCGCTAGCTTTAACAGCCCTCGAGCAGTCGCTGTGATCCCCTCGAGTGGAGTGATCGTCGTTGCCGACTATAGCAACAACCGTATCCGGCTCGTGACACAGGCCGGTGTCGTCACCACACTCGCAGGCAGCGGGAGCGGCGCCTTCGCCGACGGCACGGGTGTGGGTGCGAGCTTTAACCAGCCTCACGGAGTCGCCGTGATCCCCTCGACCGGCGACATCGTCGTGGCCGACACAGCCAACAACCGCATCCGGTTGATAACACCCCTCGGCGTCGTCACGACGCTCGCGGGCAGCAACGCAGGTACATTCGCCAACGGCACGGGTACAGCCGCGCGCTTCCAAAGCCCGCACGGAGTCGCCGTGCTTCCAGACGGCAACATTGTCGTAGCCGACATGAACAACATGCGCATCCGGCTTGTAACGTATCCCGGCGGCGTTGTCACCACACTCGCAGGCAGTGGCAGCAACGCCTTCGCGGACGGCACGGGAGCGGCCGCGAGCTTCCAATACCCGAGTGCAGTCGCTGTGATCCCCTCGACCAACGTGATCGTCGTGGCTGACTCTGATAACACCCGCATCCGGCTTGTAACGTATCCCGGCGGCGTTGTCACCACACTCGCAGGCAGTGGCAGCAACGCGTTTGCAGACGGCACGGGCGCGTCCGCGAGCTTCTTCTATGTGTATGGAGTTGCTGTTGATCCATTCACTGATCGAGTATATGTGGCAGACGTGGGCAACAACCGTATTCGTCAAATCACACTGCCGTACTCTTAAACTTCTCTACAATCTTGCGAATGGACACCGACGAGACGCCCGAGGCTGCGGATACCTTGGCAATTTGACCACCGAGCACTGAACACACGACCCCAGCCACAATGGTTTTGGGCGTGTGCTCCATCTCTGGCATTTTCTGCAGCATCAGAACAATCGCATCACGGTCTGTGTCCGATATGTTCATATCTGCGCAGATACGTTCGGCAATTCCAAGCTGAGTGCTGAGCACATTGGATCCGCCGTCACTGAACCGCATGAGTGCCTTGCAAAGAGCACGGATGGAGACGTGAAACAGAGCGGCTACTTCTTCGTGGGTCCGAGTTGCGTCGTGCTGGCGACACGATGTGAAGATTGCCGCTGCCATCAGTGCCCTGCGAGTTTCCCCTCGGGTCTTTTGCGCATCCTCCACCTTCTTGAAGGTTGCGCATCCATCCATAACAATTGCCTTGGGCAATCCTGCCCGAGCACAGGACTGTTGAATCGCATCAAAGATACCCATCCAAGATCTCTCTCCGTGGCTCGAGAACGACCACGCAGACAGCTTTGCAATTGATTTGGCTTCTTCCGACGCTTGACCACCCCGCCTTCGCATCATCATAGATCCGTAGGAGGAATCAGGTAAAAGTTCGCTGGTAATGGTTCCTGTGCGTGAAGGATCGTCTTCTGTGTTTCCGTAGACTCGCCACTCGGCTCCTTCGTCAATCTCGGCACCCATGATTGTTCCACACCGAGTACAGACGCGCTCTCCATCGTTAATGACAATTTCGTGTTCACACATATGTCTTTCTCTTCTTCTGAGTACGACGACGTCCGTTTTATCGCATACTGCCCAAAGTAGATGGGTCGTACACCTGCGGCCGGTAATTGGTCAGCAGAGGTGGGCGGTGTTGAGACAGCTTGCCACCGGCGGTCTTGAGCCACGACACGAGCAGATACTTCTCGTCAATGACCCACACCATATATCCACCTTGCGAGAGGGTGTTCATGATGTATTCACGGGCCTCTGCCATTTGGAACAACGGATAGCCAAAGACGTAGGCGGGGATTTCAAAGACGACATAGGGGGCATTGGGCGAGTGAATGGCTTGTTTGCGGATTTGACCGTAGAGCTGGGACAACACAGGTCTCATGGCTCGCATGCGTTTTTCACGGCGATCTTCTTGTTCATCCCATACGTCACGGGCTTTCAGCATCCTTACATACTCATTGTAAGAATGTTTCGTTCAATCGCACTTGGAGGGGGTGGCGTTCGTGGTGGTCTTATGGTGGGTGGATTGGCAGCACTTCGGGAACGGCAAGAGCTGGTCTTTCCCGATGGAATTTACGGGTGTTCAGCGGGATCGGTGGTGGCGACTGCACTGGCCTACAACATTCCGCTTGACGCTATTCGGGCTATGTTTGAGAATGATTTCAATTTGTCAGGTGTGATTCCGGGGATTAACCTGACGACCGTTACGGCCTTTACGACTGAGAAGGGTCTCTTTTCAATGGACTCCTTCACAGAGTGTGCGATCAAGGCATTTGACAAGGCAGGTGTTGATCTGCGAACGGCAACCATCGGCGATGCGCCGCAAAAGCTCTACATTATGGGGGCAAACCTTACAACCCGACGAACAGTGTTCTTCACAGGGACGGTTCCTATTCTGGCGGCAATGCGTGCGTCGTGCTGTCTTCCGTTTGTCTTCCATCCGCAGGTGATCTACAACAATGTCTATGTAGATGGTGGGTTTTTTGATCACAATATGCACAAGATTGTTCCGTCTGATTGCTTGGTCTTTCACATTAGTCGCGCCGATCTGCTCATCAGTCCCGATCGTCTGAAGTCTATGAAGCTGTCTGACTATGCAGCAACAATCTACGAGGCCATGCGAATTGAATCGCATACAAATACGGTCCTTTGGTTTAAGAACGACTCCATCTCTCTACTTCAGGAACTGACCCCAGAAAACAAGAAACTTCTGTTTGACCAAGGATTTTCTCAGGCCTCACGCTTCTTTGCCAAACGTTTTCCTCAGATAGTCTGTTAGTCCATCTGCCGTCGGTCTGCCCGAGTAATCATAGAGGGCCGTTGGGGTCTCCAGCTTTACCGTCGGATACGCCCGCACTTCATACAAATCAGCCGTTTCACGCTCCTTCTCTGCGTTTACACGAATGAACGAGACTTCGGTATCCCCAAAGCGAGTCGGACCTCTTTCCAGTTTTTCCCATTCGGGCATGGCCTTAATGCAGTGCCCACACCAGTCCGTATGGAAAAAGTACAGGTTTGCCTTGTCTTTCGGCACCTCACGCTTCGGCGCCAGCACCGGCTTCCAGAGCTTCCATACAAGGACCACCAGCACGGTAAAGGCTAGGGCGAGAAGGATTGTATTCATTACTTCAGAACACGAGAAATTCTGCGCTGTAGCTCAAACCAACGACGATAGGCTTCTTCAGCCGTAATGTTCTCCTTGATTTGCATCCAAGCAACATCTGTGGTCATTCGCTCAGGTTCAAATGGCCGTGGGTGAATTGTAACCCAACGGCCATTGTAACGGACAAGTAAAATGGATGTCGGTTCCATTATTGAGTTCTTTTGGTAGGTAAGTGGTAAATGGAAGTCATTGCACAGTCACTCTTGGCGGTTGGTCTCAATTACGGGATCCATTACGGGGCTGCTCGGTTTTACGATATGTATTGTGTGCCGCATTCGCTCGCAGAGATTGCTCAGACGATTGTCGCAACCGCATCGCCCGTCTGCTCAGTTGCAATCGGTATTGTTCAAATGACGCAATCTAACTATGCGTCGATCATCACCGTCTCCCTCGCAGGTAGCCTTGTCGGCCTTCTCAAGACCTAACGAGCTTGTCCGAGTGGTTAAGGAGACAGTCTTAAGATCTGTTGGCGAAAGCCGCGTGGGTTCGATCCCCACAGCTCGTATCAATTTTTTTGCTTACACACGTCCCTAAGGGTCCTTAGACCCGCGGGAACCCAACCAGGTTGGCGCCGATTCCGAAACCGGCACCTGTGCGAGCCGACGCGCCGACGCTGGGCGCGTAGATATCCAGGATGGCAAACGTGGCTGTGGCAACCAAGGCGATCATGCCAACCTCGGCGACCTTGAGGGTCTTGCCCGGCAGCACAAACGCAGCAATGGCCACCGCGAGGCCCTCCAAGAGGTACTTGACGAGTCTTACAACGAGGTCGGCCATATCAACACCGGCAGAGGGGGTGGGCTTCGGCTTAGAATCCATTTGTTTAGTTCTATGATCCGAAGATTTTTTACCGAACACCCGAATACACCTTGTAGGAAATAAAAGGTACGCCCAGAGCCCACACTGCCCACCAAGGGATATACAGGGACAGGTACTGAAGCGCAACAAAGAACACAATCGCGTGGATCGCCGCCGCCGTCAGCGTCGTCGGTCCAATGGTCAGCACGACACCGGGGCAGAGCAGGAAGAAGAGGTATGCAGTAGTGAAGATGTCGTACATGTTTGTACTCTGCGGAGAAAATGAATGACTGTACTCATAATCATTCGTACTTTATGAACCCCCGTAAGCGGAATATGTCAGACGAAGAGTTCTGGGAGTGGTTTGAGTCAAAGCTTGTCACTACGGATAATGGATGCAAAGAATGGTCAGGATGCCGATACACCCAAGGATATGGCGTTGTACGAATAGACGGGAAGAACGTAAAGGCGCATCGCATCTATCTTGAGCACTCCCTTGGACGACAGCTATCTCCAAATATGTATGCTTTACACTCATGTAACAACCCGCCGTGCTGTAATCTTGAACATCTACGAGAGGGGTCTAACCAAGATAACGTTGATGACAAGCTTCGTTCGAATAGACAACCCAGGGGCGAAACAAATGGAAGGGCAAAACTTACCGTTGAGCAAGTTGAAGAGATCCGGCAAAATCGGAACAATCTAACCCAGTACCAGCTAGCAGACCACTATAACGTAAAGAGGCCCTGTATTGCGAAGATACAACGCGGTAGAACATGGGGCTTAAATACACCTATGTAGTATAAGACATGCCCCGCACAGAACTCCCCAAGCGTGATGAGAATGGCCCGATTGATTTTTTAGATGAGGACCCCGAGATCCCGACGCAGAAGTACTGCATTGTCTCCTTCATCAGCCCCGAGAAGGTGATGAAGAACAAGGAGGAGTTCATGTTTGAGAAGTTCGTGGAGTGGATGGACTACGAGTGGAAGGTCAAGGGACTGGAGAGTCTCATGGCCTTCATGTCCAAGAAGTACTCTCTTAAGATTGACGACCTGATGAAGGATGCAAATGACTTTGTAAGCGTCCGCAAGGAGGAGGTGAAGAAGACGGACATTCACGAGCAGTATCAGATTTTCCTTCTCAAGAACGAGAAGGACCTGCAGGAGATGTATGATAACCAGGTGGAGTTCCGCACGAACATCCGTGGTGTCAAGGTTCGTCGTGCGTTTGCCACGGTGGAGGAGGCCCAGGTCTTTTCCAAGGTTCTTCAGCGCCGCTACCCGAAGGACAATCTCTACATCGGCAAGGTCGGCGCTTGGCTGCCGTGGGATCCCTCGGAGCACCTGATGCCTGAGGTGGAGTATGCTGAGAAGGAGCTGAACGAGCTGATGCGCAAGTACAAGGAGAACGAGGCGAACAAGGAGATGTTCTTTGCCGAGCAGCGTGAGGAGTCCATCAAGGCGCAGAAGGAGGAGAACGAGCGCCGTCGTAAGGCCAATGCAGCCGAGAAGGCACTGGAGGACGGACTCGCAGCCGCGTCAGCGCCCGTTCACCCTTCGGAGGGCGCCCACCGCGAGTAAAACCTTTGCGTATAAACAAGAGATGACAAGACGTGTGCGGAATCCAAGGCGTCGCACTCTGCGGGGTGGTGCCAAATTTGCTAATGTGGATGATGCGTGTAAGCAGATCAGTGCTGCTCCCATCAAGAGAGTGCGCAAACTCTACCTAGAAGCAAGCAGACAGTTTCATCCGGATAAAATTGTAGTCCAAAGTGAAGCAGAGAAAGACGCTGTGACGAAGGACTTCCAAAAGCTTTCACAATGTTATGAAAAACGGGTCCCCTCAGGTGACTTTGTAGCCGATGAGCCACCTGTAGTACCGCCGAGAGGACCGGCTCCAGCGGCGGCGGCAGGACCTAGACCGGCAGCTGCTCCGGCACGAGCGGCAGCAGCAGCGGCGGCAGCAGCAGCGGCGGCAGCGCCAAGAGCACCGGCAGCAGCAGCGGCGGCAGCGGCACCGCCAAGACCGGCAGCAGCGGCGGCAGCAGCGGCAGAGCGGCGCCGGCAGCGGGCAGAGGATGAACAGGATCGGAAAGATGCAGCAGTGAGAGAGCGGGCGGAGAGGATCTATGCGGAGAGGCAGCGGATGCAGCGGGAGGCACAAGCGGCGGCACAGCCAATGCGGGCAGCAGATGAAGAGAGAGCGCAGCGTGAAAGGGAAGCGCGTCGGGCGGTGCTCGCGGCGGAGGCGCAAGCTCAGCTCGCGTTCGAGGCGCGGGTGCGCGCCGAGCGTGAAGCAGAGCGGATAAGGATACGTGAAAATGCGGAGGCAGAGAAGGCAAGGAACGAAATGCTGTCTGACGCAGCTAGGCGTCATGCTATGGCGCAGGCGCAGGCGGCGGAGGCGCAGAGAGTGCGAATCGAAGCGAGGGTGCGGGAACTTGACGCCGCCGAACAGGAAATATGGCAGAGGGAGCATGCCGCTAGGATAGAGCTGGCGCGGTATGCGGGCGAGGCGGAGCAGCAGCGCGGACGGCCCGGTCCATTTGGGTTTTACAAGAAAAATCCGGAGCCAAGAGGGAAGTTCAGCCCATACGGAGGTGGTGCTACTCGCCGGTCTTCTTTACCCAGATTGCTGGCGATGCGTTCTTCCTCCGCAACGCGCCGGACGTATAGTCGTCGGCGGCGAGCATAGCGGACTGGAACGGGCGGTTGTCGGTCCACAGCGTAGAGTCACAAAGTCTGAACGGCGGATGCTCAGATGCCTTGTACCAAAACACTTGATCTTCTAGCTTGTTGGAGGCTACGTTGTTGCAAATGACCAGCCCCTCGTAGTTTTCTGTGCATTGGTCCATGAAGTCACAGAACATTTCAAAGGTAGGAAACATACCTGCGTAATTCTCGTAAATTCTACGACGATTCCCTAGGATATTCTCCCGCAGAATGAAGACAAAATCCACGTTGGTACGCAGGTTCGGCGTAATGCCGAGCGGGTACTGCATGGTAATAATGGTCATCATATCAAGATGCCGGCCGTTCATGAAAACAAACCGAGTGGACTCTTCGTTGATCCACTCCTTGGCTGCGTAGAGGCAGTCGTCCAAAATCAGAAAGGCTCGGGGATCAAACGGGGCTCCGGATGTCTTGGATTTCAGAAACCGTTGCTTTGCTGCAAACTGCCGCTTGATAAACGCTTGGACCTTGGCAGGTTCATACTTGTCATGAATGAGCTTGGAAGGAACAAAGGCTTGAAAGTACTCGTTCACGACCTCTGTGGGCGAGATCACCATTCCGGCAGGAAAGCTGTCTTGAACATTGAACAGCAAGTCACGAGCCAAGAACGATTTGCCCGTGTCTTTCTTGCCGATAATGACAATCATAGGACTTTTGCGCGAATCCATTCCGCATCGGTCTTTGATCATGTCCATGTTGAACTTCCTGAGTTGAAAATTCATCTTGTTCTCACCGTCGTTTATTTTTTGACATTCATCACCGAGACACTTCATAATGGGAAAGGACTTGAGAACGACGTCCGTGAACATGAAGATTCACCGCGTACCGAGGCTGGACGGAACGCACTGGTCTATGAAGACAATACAACCCTTTTTCCCCTGCCTTGAAAAGCTCTTCAAGACAGAGAATGTAGCTGGTCTGCACGAGTACGGAGTCAAGCTGGACCAGCCAATTGATTCAATTGTAGACGCAACACACGTCAAGGTCGCAGGCAAGACCATTCCCGTTCACCGCAAGACGACGATGATTCTGTCGCCTTTCAAGACGATGCGTGGTGACTACGGATCGTTTGGTGTTCCGAAGCGCGCCAATGTGGCGGATGATATGCACGCCACCATGCAAAGCCCTCACACAGCCGCCTATGTTGGAGCCATTGCGTCCATCGCTCTGTCTGAGTCTGAATGTGTTCACTTTCCGACTGTCTATGGCGTATACGTGGGTGTGGCCGGCTCTCACACCGTTGACATTTCGGATGACTACGAAGAGCTCACCGAGAAGAGCTGGTTTGCGGACCGTATCGGCAAGACGTTTGAACTGAAGCTTCGGACAGCGGGTCACGAAGCCGAGTTCAGCCATACACGTCGGGCCCGTATTGCACTTGATACCGCCGAAGAGATTGAGTTGGGAGACGTTGACGATGTGGATGCCGACCATGTGAGCGCACCGGACGAGCAAGACGTAGAAGCCTACGACATTGCATCCTCCGAGCCTCCGGAAATGGACGAGGAGGAGACAGACGACGACGATGTCTACGACATTGAATCCTGCGACTGCTCGGAGGGAACAAACGAGGACGAGGGCGAAGACGAGGAACCCGAACCGTTTGCTTGGGCAACATTTACGGATGTGCCTGTAGTGACAACGGTCATGGAAGTTTGCGAGGGAACGTTTTACAACCTTATCAAGGAGCATCCCGAACCCGAAAAGCATGCCGCTTGGGTGTCACAGGTTGTCTTTGCTCTGGCCTATGCTCAGAGGACGTATGGCCTCACGCACAATGACCTCCACGGCAACAATGTTATGTACGTGAAGACAGATCGGACGCACTGTGTATATATTCACGCTGGAGTCACGTACAATGTTCCGACCTTTGGATACCTGATGAAGATCATTGACTTTGATCGGGCAATTATCAGCCTGCGTCTGACTGGACTGAAGGAGCCCAAGATGTTCATGAGCAGCCAGTTTCAAGAAGACGAGGAAGCAGGTGGGCAGTACAATATGGAGCCCTTTTACAACAACAAACACGCGCACATTTCTGCATCGTCGTCGTTTGACTTGGTTCGCTTTGCTACGTCAGTCTTTTGGGATATGTTTCCCAAGGGACCGAAGCATGAATACACACACCCGTTGTTTAGCATCTTTTTGCAGTGGATGAAACAGACGGATGGGTCATCGGTGATGTTTCGTAAGAAGATGGACAATCATGATCGCTACCACGGATTTGATCTGTATAAGGCGATTGTGAGGTACTGTGGGGATTCGGCAGTTCCTAAGAAAGAGATTGGCCGCATGACGCAGTATCGCGTAACCCTTTCGGCATCTCAGCTACGAGATGCGCTTGTGATTGACGCATAGCGTCCTCTAGAATCTTTAGGTCTTTTTTGGATTCTGCCCACTGACCATACGCATAGTCAATCGTCTTTGTAGGACCGTTAGGATAGTAGAGTGTGATACGCGAGTTAGATAAATGGTCAACACCATACCAAACTTGCTGTAACCCCGCAAGTTCAACCAGTCTCCCTGCAACACGAACTGTACGCAACATACTATGTATATATGCTTGTCTTAAAACTCCGGCTTCCCGACAAACATATCCTGAGCAGCTGTGGCCACCGTCTCAGCAGCATCCACAACTGTCTCCGTTCCCAGAGAATACACCACGCCCGATGCCAGGACACCGGATCCAACGGCGATCTTCCCTAAGTCCGTGTAATCAACGGGCTGCGTCTTTGCACGGCGATCAAGCACATACAACAGAGCAGCTACAATCATCACTGAACCGACAACCATAGCGAGCATTTGATAGTCCGGCATTTGCTTTTCCTTGTGGATTGGTTTAGAGGTAGTTAGACGCGGCGCCGCACTTAAATGTTCAGGTTGACAACCCCCGTAGGCTTGGCGGCCGGCTCTTCATCCTCCGAGAGATCAAGGGCCACGTCCTCTCCCAACTCAATACGGGGGCGCTCCTCGTCCTCGTCGTCTTCATTGTCAGTCTCAAACTCAACTGTCTCGGACTCGCCAAATGTCAACGTGGGCTTGGCCGGTGCCTCCGCGGGCGCGGGGGTTGGTGCCGGAGCGGGGGTCGGAGCCGGAGTCGGAGCAGGCGTCGCAGACCGACTCTGAAAGTATGCCTTGCTGATCTCCTTCCAAGGAATAAAGCTATCAATCACCTCGTCCAGTGCTCCGCCAAGCATGGTCTCAATGTCACGACGGTTGCGCGACTGCTGCTCGGAGGATACCTCAAGCGTCTTGAAGAGATACGCGTTGGACCAGCTCTTGCGGGCGGCTGACTTGTAGAGCGTAAAAATAAAGGTTGACAGAGACGGGCGTTCAAAGTTGACATTGATGTGCGTATCCTCGGACTGCTGCAGAGTGGCAAACGCGCGAATATAGCTGACAAACACACCCAGCAGAAGATCGTCCATGTATTCGCACTTGGACATCTTCTCAATGCGAGAGACCTCAGTTGCCAGCACCTCCTCTGACCACATGGGAACGCGAGTAAGAAGGTTCTGAAACGTCTTCAGCGTCTCGCTCGGCTGCTTGTTGCGAATACAGGCGGTCTTGGCATTGTCGTAGATGCTCCACAGACCATCCGCAACGTGAGGAATGAGAACGCGGCTCAGATTCTCGCGAAGAGACTGCTTGACGAAGTCGGTGGTCATTTACTTAGACAGAGCGAAGAGAGGAATGTCAATACGGACGCAGAATGCCGAAGATTGTCTTGATCTTGATGGTGAAGAATGAAGAGAAGATCCTTAAGCGATGTATGGAAGCCGTAGAGGGTGTTGTGGATGCGTATGTGATCACCGACACTGGATCGACGGACACGACGACCGACATTGCGCTGGATTTCTTGATGACCCACGAGGGCTGTGTTGAGATAAATACATGGAAGAATTTTGGTCATAACCGTACCTTGAGCTTCCAGAATGCGCTCGGATATTGCAAGGCCAAAGGATGGGACTTGACAGATACGTATGGGCTTCTGCTGGATGCCGACATGGTGTTTGTGCCCGGAACGTTGCGACAGCAGGCACTCGGTGGATTGGGGTACACGTTTGTGCAGTGTGCCGGAGACCTTGAGTATCCAAACACTCGTCTAATCCGAATGGACTATCCTTGGGTTTGCAAGGGCGTGACGCACGAATACTGGGATGGAGAGTGCACGGCCATTCCCAAGTCCGTATGTTATATTGATGATCAGAACGACGGTGGATGCAAGGCGGATAAGTTTACCCGAGACCTTGCATTGTTAGAAAAGGGACTGGAGGAGGATCCGACCAACGTCCGGTATATGTTCTACATTGCTCAGACGTATCACTCTATGGGAAATTGGGCCAAGGCGATTGAGTGGTACCAGCGTCGTATCGATGCGGGTGGCTGGTATGAAGAAGTGTGGTACTCGCACTACATGATCGCAAAGACGTATGAAGTCCTCAAGGATCCTGTTCAGTTTGAGGCTTGGGTTCAAAAGGCGTATGCATTGTACCCAGGTCGGGCGGAGGCGATCTATTGCTTAGCAAAGTACTTTCGTGTCAAGGGCGAGCACTACCGAGCAATGCACTACATTTCCATTGGCAGGAAAATCCCCCTTCCTGCGGATTCACTTTTCATTGAAAAGGATGTCTACCGAGGGCTGTTTGACTATGAGGAAACGATCTGTCGGTTCTATACACTGTACACCAAAAAGGACGCCCTTCGTGACTGCGTGAAGTATCTGCTGACCGACAAGCCCTTCCCCGACAATGTCTACGACAATCTGAAGTTTTACATTGAGCCGGTGGATTGCCACGCCAAGCCCATTGCGATTCATCGCCACCTGTTCGGTCCAAATTTTCACCCCTCGGCAATCTCCACGTGTGGAGAGTATCAGAACATCCGCTACGTCAACTACAATCTCAATCACACGAACACAACCTATACGATGAAGGACGGGAGTTACTCCGACACAAATGGAGTGCGGACACAGAATGCGTGTCTCAATACACTCACGAATGAGATCGTATGCATGAACGACAGCTCAATTGCTCTTCCTCGGAGAGAGGCGCATATCAAGGGGCTTGAGGATGTCCGGCTTTATCTGAATTCCAAGCATGAGCTCTGTTTCCTTGCCACGACTGCCGAGTATTCAGACCACTTATCCATTGTTCGCGGACGGTATCATCCGGATACAGCCTCGTATTCAGACTGTGTTGTCATGGAGTCTCCAACTGGGTCGGGGTGTGAAAAGAACTGGCTGCCAATTTCAGGCACGGATACATGTATCTACCGGTGGTACCCGTTTGAGGTCCGACGGTTTGATGGCAACAAGGCGCCGATTGTCACATCGTACACGACCCCTTGGTTCTTTCGTCATTTGCGGGGCTCGGCTCGGCCGGTCAAGGTGAAAAATGAACTGTGGGCACTTTGCCACTTTGTCATTGGAGCGACCCCTCGGATCTACTACCACTGTATCGTAGCCTTGGACGCGGACACGCATCAGCCAAAGCGAATGTCTCTGCCTATCGTTTTTTACTCCAACCTGATTGAGTTCTGTATCAATCTTTCGGTGACTGGAAATACGGTGACGTGTATGTTTGCCATTCTGGACGATGCACCGTATACGGCAACCTTTACTCTTGCGGACTCTGACTGGGTTCAAGTATAGAGCTGACGCCACGACTCGTTGATCTGCTTCTGCTCTACGAGAATAGACTTGACATCCTCCGGTGTAATCACCATCGGGAGCTTGACCGCCTTGTAGAAAGGATAGGTCTTTGCGGTCTTCTCATCCGCAATCCGGAGAAGATTGATTCGGGTTACGAGTGTCTCCACCGCTCGGATCAGAACACGAACGCCCTCCTCCTCGTGAGAATACTCGGAGATCATGAACTTAATCGCATCGTCCGTGATGGACAGATCGTCCTTCATGTTGATCCGCTCCAGAACCTGAGGCCACACATACTGCTTCACAATGGACCGCTTGTCGTCGGCCGTGTATCCTGCGCAGTTGATGACCTGCATACGGTCCTTCAGAATCGGGTGAATCTTCGTCTCGTCATTGAAGCTAAACACAAACAGACACTGACTGAGATCAAAGTCAACCCCTGCAAAGTAGCGGTCGTGGAAGTGAGAGTTCTGCGACCGGTCTGTCAAGTGAATCAGCATGGAAATGATCTCTTCGCCGTGTGCCGTCGTGGAGACCTTGTCCAGCTCATCAAAGTAGATCACCGGGTTCATGCACCGAGCCGACATGATGGCATCAGCAATGCGGCCCCAAGTCGCACCCTCGTAGGTGTAGGAGTGACCGACAAAGTTTGCCGAATCGGATGCGCCACCCAGAGAGAAGAACTCAAAGGGACGCTTCAGCACCTCGGCAACACCGTGGCGGGCGAACGAGGTTTTGCCTACTCCCATCGGACCCTTGAGGGCGATGACGTTGCCCACGGACGAGGGATTGGCGATCCACTGAGCAACAATCTGCATGATCTGCGCCTTTGCGGCATTCATTCCGTAGACCGCCTTGTCCATGGTGGCCTGCGTATCGGCGAGAAACTTGGAGCAGCTGGTCCGATCCTCAGTAAACTTCACCGGCAGCGGAACGACCGTTCCAAAGGGGATTCGCAGAAACCCATCCACCCATGTCTTGAGCTTGTGAACCTCTCCACCATCCGAGTCCATCTCGTTCAGCATATCAATCTTGCGAATGACCGCTGCCTTGAGCGCATCTGGAATCGGAAGCCCCAGCACACGGAACTTGTAGGGAATGTCACCGTCGGAGACGAGCTTGGCAAGACCCTTCATCTGCTCATTCAGGCGGCGGCGCTTGGACTTGGACAGATCCTCAAAGTACCCCTCCTCTTCCTCATTCAGAGAAAGGGCCGGCACATCGGGATCCTCCCGCTCCTTGCGCGACTTGCGGCTGGGAACCATGCCCTTTGTGGGCCGAACATACTTGTCCATGATGTGGGCAATGAACTCGTCCTCGTCCTCCTCAGACTCGTCCTCGCTCTCCTGATCAATGTCAATGCGCCCTCCCTTGCCTCCTGCGAACTGATGAATGTGAAGCTTGACCGACACCTTGGCACCCTTGGGGAGCTTGAGAGTGGATTCCTCCTCCTCGTCCTCTTCCTCCTCCTCTTCACTCTCGTCTTCACTCTCCTCGTCCTCTTCACTCTCCTCGTAGTCGGAGTCGCTTGAATCATCCTCCTCTTCCTTGGTCTTGAGTGTGTCGTCGTCCACCCACACGACGGGGACCTTGCGGTTACGAAGATTGTACTGTCTAGGTGGCATTCTTGCTGCTTCCAGAGATAAAAACAAACTCCTATCCATTTTTAATGGAGGACCTCACCAAGATTATTGAGGATCTTGAGGATGAAAACAACCGTGCCGCCGCCGCCGACCCAGCGATCAAGACGAGCTTGAGTGTCGTAGAAGCATTCCTGAAGAAACACCCTGTGCTTTGTTACGGTGGTACGGCAATCAATAACCTTCTGCCTAAGAAAGACCGATTCTATGACCCCGAAAAGGAAGTTCCGGACTATGACTTCTTTAGCAAGACGCCTCAAGCCCATTCGGTGATCATTGCCAATCAGCTCAAGGCGCGCGGAATCAAGGAGGTTGAAGTCAAGGCGGGCGCTCACCTTGGAACCTTCAAGGTGTTTGCGGATTACACGGGTGTCGCCGACATTACCAGTTTGACGCCTGAAGTCTTTGACCGACTGTGGAAACAGGCAGAGATTCGTAACGACATTCACTATGTACCTCCGAACTTTTTGCGGATGTCCATGTACCTTGAACTAAGCCGTCCTCGTGGAGACGTGTCTCGCTGGGAGAAGGTGTACAAGCGCCTTCAGCTTTTGAATGCTGCTCATCCGGTGACGTGCAAGAAGGAAGAAGGCGCATCGCACGACCATCTGACTCCCCAACAGCAGAGAGGCGTGATCAAAATGCTCCAGAATGAGGCTGTTGTTCTGCTTAGTGTGAGTGCAGCGGAAATTCACCTTGGTCAAAAGTGGACAACCCCGATTGGACTTTTGGCCGAGCGCGAGACCATTGAACAACTGACAAAGGGAGAGAAGGTTGTGGTCCACGAAGAAAACGATATTCTTCCTCGTCGCACCATGGTGATGAACGAGGATGGTACGAAATCGCTGTTTCGGTTTTACGAGACAACGGCGTGTCACAGTTTTCACGAGATGAAAAATGGTGTTCGTGTGGCCAGCATTCCAACTACACTTCAGTTCTTCTTTGCGTACATGTATTCGGGTGCAGAGGAGTCTAATATTGCCAGCGTTCTTTGCATTGCCCAGCGACTTGTGGACATTGCAAACAAGAAGCCCGCTCGGCGATTTGACATCTTGACCCCCAAGGAATGCATTGGGGAGCAAGAGACATTGACGGATATGAAGCGGAACAAAGCAAAGATGTACATGGATCTCGGAAAGGATAAGACATCCGCCGCCTATTTGGAATACTTCTTCACATATGACCCCAACGATCCAGCATCCAAGAGAAGAGCCAAGAGCGCAATCGCAAAACTCAAGGACCTTAAACCGGAGGAAAGTTCCCGTTCCGATACGTAAGGATCAGGCCGCGGCCAGTGTAGGTCAGTCCAGCGCAGGCAGTGCAGGACGCAGATCCACCCGCTACGTTGGAGGACGACTCCTTGATGCCTTGCCGAAACTGAAGGTAATTGTCGTTTCCATTCGGAATGCGAGGACGGACGGCGTTAGGAGTAGTCGAATTGAACATCTGAAAAATTTCACGCACCCGAGTCTGTGCATCTACATCGGATGCGTCACGAATACGCATTCCTTGGATACCCGAAAGCGTTGAACTGTTTTGACCACCGGCGCTCATTATAGAGATCCAAGAATTAAGTTCGTCCGGTATACCATGTTAAGTCAAAGTACTGCGGTCCCGACGGTTTTCCGCGCAAATCGTCCTTTGGAATGTTCGCTGTCAGAGCAGCCACTTCGCCTGCTGACAAGGAACGCGGCGTATATTGAAGAGTCGCAAGAACACCGTCCCATCCGGCTTCGGCACGACCACCTGCCGTGATAGGCTCATCGTTCTGTTTGGGAAGCTGGGAGAAGGAGTGGTGCTGACGAATAATGCCATTGATGTACACGTCCATTGCATCTTGATCTACAATGATGGCAAAGTGCACCCACTTGTTCGCAGGAATGTTACTAATCAGGACAGTCTCAGCAATGTCCGCGTACGTATTGACGGTCACCAACAGCGAGTTCGACGTTGTGTCCAAGTAGAGACCTGGGGAATCCTCCTTCGTGAAAATGGTCCGCTTTTTGCCATAGTTATACGTGAAATCATTCACGAGAATCCATCCAGTGTACGAGAAGGTGGCGCCCTCCGGCTGGTTGAATGACCGATTAAGTGAAGTAGACACAGTCTTCACCTGCTTCCCCGAGAGCGATCCGGGAATAATGTCAACCATATCTGATTTCTTGGGTTGGGTTGACAACAGCTGCCACACAATGATCCCGATCACGACGGCAACGACAATACCCCCAACAATCTCAACAGCACCCATTACCTACTACTTAGAAACAAAGCCTCTTGCACTGAGACGGAGCCCCGCACTGCGAGGTTCGGGTGGCGGCATCGTAGCACCATCTTCCTTCCATACCATCTTCAGCATGACGTCGTAGGTGACTGTGCGCTGATACTCGGCTGTTCCAGGATCAACTGTCCGAGTGCCAAGGTTGTAGATGTAGTGGATTCGGCTGTGATCCGACGTGTATTCTGTTCGGAGCCATCCCGTTTGCGCAAGGCGAATCGTCCAATCTAGATCTTCACCTCGTGTCGCATTCCGAAAGGACACGAGCTTCCCAATGTCCGTCATACTAATATTCAGGTGATTCGGGGGACGTAGAAACTCGTCTCCTACGCACATGGGCATCGTCAGAGTGTTTTGAACGCTATGCGTGAACGTGTATTGATTCATCTGTCCCCGCAGGCGACAACAGTGAAATCCGCCCCGAATGGTGGCAAGCGCATCCTCAAAATATGCAGCCGTGACGGTATCGTCGTCATCAATAAACGAAAAATACTTCCCCTTGGCCGACTGAAGAAGCTCTTGACGCTTTGTTCCGATCTTCTTCTCACGGTTATCAAACGCGATACAGATTTCAATACGAAGATCCGGACAGACTGCCGCGCGATGTTCATTGATCAGTTGGAGAAGTCGCTGCAAACTCTGCTCGCGTCCGGAAATGGTTGCAATCAAAATGCTCCAATCGTATTCGTACGTCTTTCGGGCAATGTAGGTGCGCATGTCTTCAGTCCAGTATCGTTGGTTCCGTGCATACAGTGCGTCATTTCGTTCTGGGAATCCAGTGCCCGGATGCTCATGACGAATCAGCACATATGGAATGTATCTACACTTTGACGCCAGACTCCCTTTGCAAAGATCCGTGAACTCCGTATCGCAAAAGAGGCTCTTGTACTCGGGGTTATAGAGGAATCCAAAGGATGTATACATCGCGCGCCCCATGATAGAGATGGTATTCAGCTTCTCCCCCTGCGTCCCGTCATGTACCCATAGAATTCCGTTGGTATCCGGAAAGTTCGCCATCATGTGCGAGCGAAGAACGTCATCATATCCCTTGATCTGCGGGCGCATATCATCCGACACCACAACGACAATGTCCCATGGCCACGAAATGGAGCTCATGTCTGCGTTCACAGCTTCAATCTTTGTCTTGCTGGTTCCGTAGTAGATCTCGGACCACGCGGTCGTGTGGGTGATGTTTTTGATTGCATGCTGAATACCTCCCGACATCATGGTTGCATCGTCGGCGTCGCAGGATACGCAGATCCCTAACAGATCAGGACGGTTGGCGAGCTCAACATATTTCTGAAGAACGGTTAAAAATTGAGTTGGGCGAGAACGAGTTGGGCACTTGAGCAAGATCCGCATTACACATTAGACAGATGTTTCTGAGATGACCTTGCCCGAACTATCCCTCACAGCAAACGTGAAGGTGTATCCAAAGAGTGTCAGAGAGGAGCCCTTTGTTGTGGTGTTTGTTGATCCGGGCTGAGCAAACGATGCACAGTTGGTTCCCGCCGAGAAGAAGGCCGATGCGTCCGACGGACTAATCATATTAGGATAGGCATGCACGTTGCATACGGACCCCGAGAACCCTTGGGCGTCACCGATGATGATGTCTCCGGCCGCCGGACGCGGCACGCCCGGAAGGACACAGGACTTGACGAGCTTGCCGTTTATGTAGACATCCAAGTTGCGCTGAAAGACGGCAACAGAGACAGCAAACCACGTTTGAAGAGGAACGTTCTCTACCGTGCACGTGTAGGTATCCCCTGTTGACGATGTATCAGTTGAATCTTCGGAAAAGATCGAGACAGCGACGTCAAGACTATTGTCGGTCGGGTGAAGAGAAATGTCGGGGTTTCGGATCGTTGCAGTCGTTGCGTCTTGGCGATACAGGATGCTCTTCTTCTCGCCAAACTGATACCCCCAGTCCTTGATGTACATCCAAAATTGAACGCTATTGTCTGCGCCTTGTGTGATGGGTGCATTGGCGGCAGAAATCACTTTTCTGGTTTTCCCGTCTAATGGAAGGGGTGCTTGATCAGGAACCGTAGGCGATCCCAGAATAGATGTTCCCGGTTTTCCTGTAGACATTGCAACTGCATTGTAGATAAACAGTGCGGCGAGAAGGAGAATGACAAGGCCAACAAGCGACACGAGGATTTTCATCACCACGCTTGCGGCATTGAAGCCTGTGGGAGCAACACCTGGGATGGGTTGTGAAGCAGAGGATCCCATTTATGTATCACTTACAAAGGAAGTTGTGGTAAGACACAATGGAAAAACGAATAGATCTACCCGCACGGTCACAACAAGTAATGTATTGTAACAATTGTGGAACACGAGGTCATCTCTTTCGAGCGTGTAAGGACCCAGTGTTGTCGTGTGGGCTTATTCTTGCAGATAGTTCCTCCCTTCCAATTGATCCATCAACCTCTCGGTTGCTGATGATACGGAGGAAAGACAGCATGAGTTTTGCGGAGTTTATGCGGGGAAAGTACGACCCTACGGACTTGGACTACGTCGGGCGCCTGATTGGAAACATGACAGTCTCCGAGCAGCGCCTGATTAGCGATACGCCCATTGAAACCATCTGGAAAGGGTTGTGGGGTGATGATCACGGAAGCGGCGAGCTGGCCACGTCCAAGGAACGGTTTGAGCAGTTGGACTGGGCTGCACTGGTCAGCAAGCACCCTTCAATCTACGAGGAGCCTGAATGGGGATTTCCAAAGGGACGCAGAATTCGGGGCGAAAGTGACGTAGACTGTGCGATTCGTGAGTTTGGTGAAGAGACGAACGTTCCCCGTGATGCCTACCTTGTTCTCAAGAACATCCGTCTTGAAGAAACGTTTGAGGGACTGAATGGCATTACGTATCGCCACATTTACTTTATCGCACTGGCCCAGCACCCAGAGATGATTGACTTGACCCAGCGGTTTACTCCAATGCAACGCCGAGAGATCTCGGGTATTGCATGGAAGACGTTTGACGAGTGCACGGCTCTTGTCCGTCCTCACCATGTTCAGAGGGGCGCAATGATCAATGAACTACGAAGCATCGTGACGACCTTTGAAACGGGCTAGGACGTGAAGCGGAACCCTGCGAGGTAGACCGTAATGGAGTATGCAGCCACACTAATCACAAACACCCACCACCACAACGGGAACACCGTTGCTTCCCGATCGGTTGCCCCAAACGGGCGAATCCGTCCTTCACGCCCAAAGGCGACGGACGGTTTCAGGTACAGGAATGCAGCCATCAGGAACAAATAGATGGTCACCATCCACATCCGATGATTGCGTCGGGCGATATCCATTACTTAGTGCTGCGACGAGTTTTGCGCAGGCGACGACGACGCCCACCGAGAAGAGACTGCTTATTAGCCCAACGTCTGACTGTCTGTGCAGTTTGGGTTATTATCTCACGTGTTTCGTCTTCCGGCATATCTGCTGCATACTTGCTCATGCGATCGGCTACTTTTAGTGCATCCGCCTTATCACTCGGAGTTATGTCAAACGCGGTGCTAGACATTTGTAAATACGTGTCTAAAAAGTTCCACACCAAACACAATGAGCGAGTACGTATTGCCAAACAGGAGGGCGTTCTCAGACGCCATCACACGGCAGTTCATTAAGTCGGACTACCGAGCAAAGGACGTAGATCCGTTGGACGAAGAGGATAAGAACATTGATCTATGTGCCAAACGGACGGGCACGGGTCGTGAGCTTTTTCCCTATCAGAAGCTTATTCGGGACTACCTGAAGATTGAGACACCGTATCGGGGCCTGTTGGTGTATCACGGGCTGGGATCAGGCAAGACGTGCTCTTCTATTGCCGTGGCGGAGTCGCTGCTGTCGACCAGCAAGGTCTACGTCATGGTTCCGGCGTCCTTGGAAGCCAACTTTCGTGAGGAACTGCAGAAGTGCGGCGACCCCATCTATGCCGTAGAGAACCATTGGACCGTGCGCCAAATGTCAGACGAGGTGCGTGAGGTGGGAAAACGGTTGGGCATTTCCGAAACATTCATGGACAAGCACAATCGCATTTTTGTCACAACGTCAAGTCAGCAGCCGAATTTTGAGGGGTTGTCAACTCAGGACAAGGCGGCGATTCGCGAGCAGATCAAGGACATTCTCAATCAACGCTTCAATTTTGTTCGCTACAACGGACTCACACGAACGAGCATTGCCGACTACACCAAGGAGGGAATGTACGATGACTCGGTGGTCATTATTG